TGTTTTGGTGACAACCCTGTCACCGTTTTGGTGACACTTTTTGTCACTGTTTTGGTGACAGTGACACCATCTTGGTGACACTCTGGAATTTGCCACTCAGCGAGGTTCTTATTAGGCCCGATTAGCATGCCTTCCCGGATCAAAACACCCATCTGAATAAGCTCGTTTTTCGCCTTGTTCACCTTCTGCCTGGGCAGTCTGGTGAGCTGGCTTATCTGGCTGTCAGCAATGCGATCCATCTTTTTGTTGAAGCCGTATGTTTTCCGGCAAACAGCATGCGCAACCTTCGCCTGATTCCTGGTCAGATTGGCCCCTATCAGCTCTTCGTACAGCTCGTTTGCCAGACGCATGTATCCGTCGTCTGTGTCTGCCACACGTTGCTCCACGGCCCGGAATTCGGGCCTGATTGGTGTAACATTTGCGAGAGCGAGGCTCATGTTGCCTCCTTCGGCTCTGTTGCATCACCTAACACCCAACGGAGCGCTGCGGCGTAATCGCCGGTTGTCTCTGTCAGTGCCTGGGTAATTTCTTTGCGGGATCTCATGCGGGGTTTGCTTTCGCCCATCACGGCGCGCTGACGGCGGGCTCTTTCATGGCCCTTCACTTCTGCGCCGACTTGCGTCAGTTCCTTCACCTTGGCGCGCTGTTCTTCCGGCGGCATTGTTGACAGCTGGCGAGCATGAGTGACGGTAACCTGTCCGCCCTCCACTGCGTCCTGTACTGCCTGCGTGCAGTCCAGCAGCGCCACGGTAGCTTTTACGGTTTGAAGGCTGCAGCCGAAAAGCAGCCCTAAATCCTGCTCATCGTGTCCGCGTTCAAGCATTGCTGCCATCTTCTTCGCCCGCCCCAGCGGCGTATCGGCGCGCCGGATTTCGTTCGCGCTGACCATATACTGGGACATGCGAACAGCAGATCCGCGCTTGGCGATTGCTGGCACCAGTACCGGTTCTTTACCTTCTGCCGCCAGGCGAATATTTGCCTCCAGGCTGTGCCGGACCCGCTGACGACCGTCGACAACGCAGACCTTCCCGGATTCAGGATCCTTCCAGCACAGAACAGGCTCCAGAACGCCCTGATCCATGATGTTCAGCACCATCGCTTCGTCGATAGGCAGATGAATACGCTCGTCATAAAGCGGGTGCGCCGGGTCAGTCACCAGATACAGGGCGCCCGGTTCGAAAAACAGCACGTTGCTTTTGCCACTGGCGCCGTAAGCGTCGATTGAGTTCTTAGCCATTGGCGCCTCCGAGATTGAAAACTTCAGCTACTTGTTTCATAATTACTCCTGTGAATTGATCCAGACTTTTCGCATCAGGCTTCGAAGCTGTTAGCGCAGCTCGGAGCCTTTTCTTTGCCCAGAATCAGGGCCACTTCCTTCGCCACCGCTTTAGCCAGCTGGGCAGCATCGTCATCAACAATTCCGTATTCGAGAATGTCGATAGCCATACTCATCTGGCGGAAAAAGTTCTTCTTCATGCGGCTGACCTGGTACTCAGCGATTCCTAGCCTTTCTGCGAATGTTTTCTGGCTGATAGACGCCAGCTTGTTCAGCAACGCCGATTCAATGCGGCGCGCGTTCTTGCTTTGAGTTGCATGTTCCATCTTGGATAATTCCTTTGTGGGTGAATTGGTTGCGTGACATTGCGGTGAACAAGTCACTTAAGATTTCCCCACACGGGCGGGGACGGGTTTCAGAGTGTTAAAGAGCGGTGTTGCTTAAGCTGCTTTGTCTTTGGACGGTGGGAAAACTTCATCCAGCGAGCACTTGCAGCCCAGTTTTTTTAAACCCTCAATGATTGCTCGACAGTCATTAAGGCTTGGAGTACGGATGTTCAGTTCATAGTTGGCGATACGGGATTGACCCCAACCAATGGCTGAAGCCAGGACAGCTTGCGAAACTCCAATTTTTTTTCGCTGCTGAGCAATGTTGTTCATTGCGGCCTCCATGAAATTAAATGCAGAACCATTACACACAAAATGTGATTAACAGTCAACCTCAATTCGTGTACAGAGTGCAATCACGAACCGTGGTAAATTTATTGGATGAAAACAATGCATGAGTTAATCGGGGAAAGGATCAAATCCCTGCGTGAAGCAAAAGGACTTAGCCAAGTACAGCTAGCCAAACTTTGCGGTTGGGCAGCTCCGTCTCGTCTGGGGAATTATGAGTTAGGCACACGTAAGGTAAGTGCCGACGACGCGGTAGTCCTTGGCTCAGCCCTTGGAGTATCACCAGCCAAAATTATGTTTGGCGATGAAGCCGATTCTGTTTTCAAGCAATACGAATACCCATTGTTCGCCTACGTCCAGGCTGGCCCGTTCACAGAAGTGGGCAGCTATACCGCGAGCGACGCCAAGACATGGGTGGCAACAACCAAGAAAGCCAGCGAGAACGCTTTCTGGCTTGAGGTGAAAGGTCACTCGATGACAGCGCCACAAGGTGTGCGCCCGAGCTTTCCTGAGGGCATGCTGATTCTGGTTGATCCGGCCGAACCGGTAGAGACGGGCGACTTCTGTGTCGCTTCTGCCAATGCTGATTCAGAAGCCACTTTCAAGAAGTACGAGCTGGACGGCGGGGTTAGTTACCTGGTGCCACTTAACCCTGCATACAGGATTCTGGACTGTGACCACAGCATCCGCATCATCGGAAAGGTGGTTAAGGCTCAGTGGCCGGAAGAAATTTTTTTCGGCTGAATTGCTCTAATCAATCTCGATTTTGAGGCCGGAAGAGACGTTTGAATAGGGACCAGTATGGGATATGAGCACTTTTTTTCAATTGGTTCCATCGCTCTTGGCTTCGTTGCTGTGATTTGGCTGATGAGGCCATAAAGCAATGGCTGGAAGAGACTTTTGGCTAATCTCTCAGGCGCCATATGAGAAACAGAATTACAGATAGATTGGTGCAAGACACAGCAAGTGCAATCCAAGTTAGAGGGCTAACACTTTCCACGGGTACACCTCATGACGTTAGACAGGATGCTTTCAATATTTGCAACAATAGTATCAGTTGTTGCAGTGCCTGCAAGTGGTTACTTAAGCTACAGATACGCTATAAAAGGCGAGAAAAGAAAAGAATTCAATGCAGTAACCGATAACCTGCGATTCAAATTGAGAGAGCAATTGCGGCTTCTGGATGAAAACCTCTATCCGGCAGGTGGAAAGCTAGAGATAACAGAAGCTGAAATCGAATCCCTGATCGATGTAAGTAAAGTGCGCCTGGCAAACAGGATTACTTCAGCGTGGAAAGGTTACAAGCATTCGCTTAAGAATTCAGGAAGCTTTAACGAGGATGGTGATTATAAGATGCACGAATCAGCTTCAGTTAAACGATCAATATCTGAATTAATGCCTTACCTGAAACGACAATAGCATAGCCCGGCCACCGCGCCGGGTTTTTCATGCTGACCATACCTATAGCGCGCCACTGAGCGGGCGTTCGTCATGCTGTTCTAAAGTTATCAGCTATGTTGCCGTTAACCTCTTTGCTCTGGAAAACAGTAGTACCCATAACGACAATATGAAATCAAGCTGGTTGGCCCGCTATGCGCGGGCTTTTTTCTTTTCAATACATAAACTAACGTAATCCTGACGAGTAAAATTACTACGCTATATTTCACAGCAACGTAGCGGCAGTAGCCTATGCTTTGAAAGCACATTATTTGCTGTGTGCGATGGCTTTCCCCATTGGAATTTGTGTCTTCTTGCCCGCCATAGAGCGGGCTTTTTTTAAGCCAACTCCCGCTGCCCAGAACAATCCTAACTTCATGACTTGTAGGACCATTCCCACATCGCAAGAACTCACACACTTCTAACCTGTAATGGCTACACGCATACAGGATGTTGCGCGTTAGCTGTACGAGATTTGCAGGTTAACCCTGTGCTGAATCACTTTGCCCGCCACTGAGCGGGCTTTTTTGTGCCCGCCCCCATTTTGTGCTGTATCTCGAGCAAAAAGTGATCACTGGTATCTATCGGCTGTAAAAGCTGAATGGTGACCTAGCCAGCTAGTCTGACATTCTGGATTTCCCTTCCCCTTGAACGAATTCATGCCCGTGTAACGTGGGCTTTTTTGTGCCTGTAGATTACCGCAAAAAATAAATCCACACCAAAATCATACACATAACGTGTTACATCTATTTTATACACAAATCGTGATTGACCATTAAATCACAATATGTGAATAT